CTACTTTTGTTGTCCATTCTTCACAGCTCCAAATATCTGTTACAACATCCTTATAGAACTCTGGTTCATGGCATACTAGTAATATACTTCCCTTATATTGACTACATATTGAGTATATATCTATATTTACAACACTTTTTATTGTAATATTTTTATTTAAGTATACCATAAAATAATAATATTAATTATTTATATATAATTTTATAGTATGTCTTAATTTTACATTAGAAGGTTAAATATGTAAATACTAAATTCCAATTTTATCTTTAATTTCACTAACGTCTTCTTGAATATCTTCTACCACATTAAACTTTTCAGCTAATTCTGAAATTACTTCTTGATTTTTATTAATTATACTTTGTAACTTTTCCTCTCTAGTTTTACTTTCTTTTCTTGTATCTATTAATAGCCATACGAATAATATTGCCCATGCTCCTTGGCTTACTATAGTTTTAAGTATTTCTGCTTCCATCAAATTCACCTCCTTAGTTATTCAATACTTATTTCAATATTCATAGTCATTTCTCTATCTGTTTCTATAATAAATCTATTTTCTTCTTTAGATGATATTCGATAATCCCCAAATCCAAACTTGGCTACACCTATAATATCATAATGTCTTCCTAAATATTCAGAAGGAATGTTTAATATGATCTTATTATCCTTGCTAGTTATATCTTTATAAATATACCTAATATTATCTGTACTATTAGTTTCTAATGTACTAACTTCTGCTACTGTTCTAGTCTCAGTATTGGCATATGTATTTACTATATTAGCATTTTTAATAGCTCCACCATTAAAATTCCAATTTCCATAAGCATTAATTGCACAACCATTACTGTCATCAGTTTCATTAATATGTAGTCTTATTAAATTTTGAGTTCCATTTCTATAGCCTATAATTACCCCATTATCTCCACATATCAACAATTTCCCTTCTGTTGTATTATAAATATTGTGGGGACTGTTAGAATCATTAGAAGCTATATTTATATTATTATTTATCCATAAAGGGGAGTTTATTGTCATTCCTTTCTTTTTAACTACACCATTAACAGTTTGTTGACTACTCCAAAGTTCAAAGAAATTATAAAATGTATCTTCGCTTGTCCAACCTTCATTTAAATTCGGCTTTGCAATATGAGAAAATCTTATAAAATCTGAATACTGTGGCATGGCAAATTCAACACCGTTAATATCTCTGTTACTGTCAAAATATGCAATCCCTACTCTTAGCATTTGTTCTTCTTTATTCCAATCTTGAAAAGTAAGTCCTCCTGCATTAAGTGCTACCCATTGTTCTCCTTTTCTGCTTCTTAATTCACCTGTCAATTGAGCTTCCCCATTATCAAGATTAATCCAACTCTCACCATTTAAAGATTTCAGAATTCCTGCATTTATTAACATTGCATTTATGCCTTCACAAGTTAATTCATTAAGAACCAACTTACCATCCATAGTTAATGCTGTATTATATTCACCATAATAACCTGTTGAACTAAAACCTAAACCATTAACATTCCACCTCCAAACCTTAGTAGCATTATTTTTATCAGCCGTATCCATTATTAATATTTCATTCTTATTTACAACTACAAATCCATTTATACCAGCATTTATTAAATCTGTAGCTTCTTCTCTAGCTTGCTGTAAAACATTTTGGAAACTTTCTGGTAACTTATTAATTTCCTTTACTACTTCTGCAAAAGATTCAGGTTTAAATTCTGATAAATCCAAATTAGATAACTCTATCGAGATTACCTTTTGTGTCATTACATTATATTTCTTTCTAATTGCCCTTACAGAAATATTAACATCTAGCTTATCAATAAAAACATTTACCGTATCACCTAAATAACATCTTTCTAATATAGTATAATTTTTATATTCCTCTGTTTTAGATAAATCTTCAAAACTTACTGTATATGTACCTTGTATTTCATCAATATGATTTTCTGTAAATTCTAACTCAGCTCTCCTAATTAACTCTGCCTGTAATTCTTCTAAAGTTTCATATCCAACTTCACCTTCTTCACAATCTTCTTGTAGTTTTACATCTTCATATTTAATAGTTATCGTTCTTACCGTAGCATATTTATCTATATTACTACTCTGTACATATCCATCTATTGTATAACCATTATAAGCTTTTGGCTTTATTCTTGTATAAACACTATCTATACTAGTTTCAGATTCAAATCCACTCATATTTTTAGCGTGTCTTACTTGGAATCCCCTATCTTGTCCTATTTTTTTATTAATAGTAGTTCTATATCCACGCCTTTGAATTTCACCACCCCATCTATCAATAAATGATTGGTCGCAATCAAATAAGCCCTCATATAAACGCATTCCTTGATAATATGCTGTGCTAATTGTTTCTATATCGCTAGAAAATTCTAACTCTCTTGCATAATGCTTATCTTCTTTATATTCATTAGAATTTTCTAACATCCATTGTAAAGCTGAATATCCATTTTGATTTTCTGGTCTTACATCCTCTAATCGTATAGAAAGTTGTTTTTCTATTGTATGTTGCCTAGCAAATACTGTAATATCTCTTGTGTTTTTAGTCGCTTTTACAATATCAAATATTTCATATCCATAATCTAATTTAACTTTTAATATAGCTTCTTCTTCTATGCCTTTCCATATACCTTCATCATCTACAATAAAAACTGCATCTAAAAAATAATCTCCTGTTGATAAATCTTCATCAGTTTCACACGATATACAAATATTATCTAACACAATATCACCAATAGATTTTAATACTTTACTTTTGGGAGTATTCTTATTAAATAAAGCTACTTTTACTTCTTTATTCATTTAACCACACCTCCCCTAAATTAAATACTTCTTGATAACATATAGATACACTAGCAAAACCATTAGAAGTAATTTTTATTTCATTTATTCCTTGTTGTAATTTTAAATATACTCCATTAGATTTGCTATAAATATCCCTTGTTTCATCAATCTTACTTATCATGTATTTATTTTTACCATTTATATAAATACACTCTTTGTTATCTAATCCACTAAAAATCATTTTATTATTTAATGATAAATTATCTATTATTACTAAATTTGCTTTATCATCTTTTAATTTAATACTTATCTCTGGGTATATTTCTACACCTTCAACATTGCTTTTATTATTTATTGTAAATATCTTTTCACTTTGATTTACAGTTGTTTCAATTCCATTATCATCTATGTGAGTGTATATATTGTCTATTACAGTTATATTTTTTACTAATTTACTACTATAAGCATGAGGTGATAATCTAACAACTAAATCTATAAATCCATTATCAGACCACATTAACCTTCTTCTTTTAAAAACTGCATTATAACAATAAAATCCAATTTCAAGGCATCTATAATCCTCTTCAAATAACCATCTATTAATAACATCAATTTCTAATTTGGAAAAATGAGTTATTTTTCCTGTATTCTTATTTATTTTCTTAATTCTTACTGCTTTTTCCACATATTTATTAGTAGTTTTTAATACTTCTCCTTCTATTGAAACAATATTTTCTATAATCAAACTACAATTTAAATCATAAGCCCATTGCTTACTGTCTCTTCCGTTATATTTAAAATACATTTCCTATCTTCTCCTTTCATATTTTTCTAAAAAAATAAGGTAGGAAACGTCTTGTCCTACCTATAAAAATTAGTATATTTAATTGTTACCTTAGTCACATTGTTGCTAACTTCAATGTCATTTTCACCAACACTAAGCTTAGGAAAATTACCTGACATATCTCTAAGCTTATTATTTAAATTCTTATTAAAGCATACCATATACTCGCTATCTATTGTAACTTCATTTTCGACATCTTCTATTGTAGTTACTTCACCATTTATAGATATTTGAAGATCCCCACTTCCATGCAGAGTTATAATTGGTTCAATTGGAAAGTGACCTTGATTAACAAATAACTTTTCATTTTCTAAAAATGTAATCGAAGATGGTGAAATATCTGTCATGAAAGGTTTTACAATAAAATCCATTTGCAATTCTCCATATTTACGTATTTCTTTAGAGATATCTCCAAATATAACCCTCTTAACAATAAAACATCTATCTTGCCTATCATAAAATAATCTACTATCAGTAACATTTAATAGCCAGTCTTCAAAATCATCAATCATACTCCAAAATTTATTACTATCTAATAATCTAAATGTTATAGATATAGTTCTATCCTTATATGTGCCACTTTTAATTATCAAGCTACTATTTCTGCCATCTAATTCTATATTTTCAACAACTTCATTCAAGCGTGGTATAGTAGGATATTCCGCTACACCTAAACCCCAATAACTAGAATAATAACCATTAAAAAATATTTCGTATTCTTTTTGATACAATGTATGCATTGGAATTTTATAATCGTCAATGACATTGTATCTTAATCTTTTTCTACTAGCATAATAACTACTAATATCATTTACTTTTAACATTTTATCACCTACCTTTAACAAAACTATTTATAACTTAATCTAGGACTTCTGTAATCATATTTGTCTAACTCATCCTTAGAAGATGCTACTCCTCTCATAAATACTTTGCCATCTATACTTAAATATAAAGCTCTACTACTATATTTCATAAACATAGCTTCTAATTCTTTATAAAATGGCTCTAAAGGTAATACTGCCTCTGCTTGTCTTCCCCTTCCATTATCTGCATCTCCTACACCTACACCACCTATAATTGTAGGTTTAGTAAATATACCACCAGTACTATACCAATCCACATCAAATTTAGGTATTGAAGGAGGATTCAGCGAGAACTTTCCACTTATATTGAAATGAGGTAATTTAATCTTTGGTAATTCCCAATTAAAATTAAAGAAACCTTTTATTTTATCTATAGCACTTTTTACTGCATCTTTAGCTCCATTTATTTTATCAGTTATACCTTGTTTTAATTCATTAAACTTATTCTTTGCTTTTGAAGCCATATCTGTTACACCATTGACTACCCAATCTTTAGCACTTCCAAAAGATGTTTTGATAGTTCCCCATAAGCCAATCCAAAAATTTCTAAAGCCTTCACATTTATTCCATAAAACCACAAACACCGCTACAACTGCCATTATCCCTGCTATTATCCATGTAGTTGGACTAGCTAACCATGCTAAATTTAATCCTGTTTGTGCAACTGTAGCTCCTTCTGTAACTGCCGTTCCTATACCCATTGCAGAACTTAATACACCCCAAGCTGAACTAACAGAATTTATTAAATCACTCATAAACATTACGCCTTTTAATATTGTATAAGCTCCTACCAGCCCCATCACAACCGTTGTTATCATGATAATCTTATTCCACGTATCTTCGCCAAATACACTTGTAACAGCTTCTTTTAAACTATCCAATATACCTTTTCCTTCATCTAAATTAGCACTAAAATTATCTGCTAAATCTATTACTAAAGGCATATATTGAAGTATTTTTTCAAACAATGGTTGAATTATTTTCTGAGATATGTTTATAACATTATCTTGTATAGTTGATAACATACCACTAAAAGTTTTACTTTGCTTATCCATAGCTCCTTCAGTTGTACTAGCTATACTATCTAAAGCTTGATTATAAATATCAGCGGTAATTTTACCCTGTGAAGCCATATTTTTAACTTCGGCTACACTAACTCCCATAACTTCTGCTAACCCTTTAAAAATAGGTATTCCTCTATCCTGTAGTATATTTAAGTCTTCCGTGTATGCAACTTGAGCCATTTGTACTTGAGAGTATTGTCTTACCATTTCTTTCAAACTGTCCTCTTGAATACCAAACGCTGATCCCATATTACCGAATTTAGTCAATTGATCAAATAAGTTCTGACCTTCAAACCCCGCATTATGTAATTGCTTTGCCATGGTATCTACACCAGTTTTAGAAAATGGAGTAGTCGCCGCATACTTAGTAATATCATCTAACATTTGTTTAGCTTCTTCTTGAGTACCTAATAACGTAGTCCAAGCAACTTGAGATGTTTCTAAGCTTGCATTAGATTTGATACCAAGTGCTATCATTCCAGATGCTAATCCTGCTACTGCCGTTGCACCAATTTTAGCCCATTTATCTACAACTTTTAATCCTGATTGAGCCATTTTTCCCAATCCTGAAAACCTACCCGATACACTATCTGCACTATCTTCTATATTTTCCAAACTATCTCTTGTTTCTTCACTTTGTCTATCTACTTGTTGCAATCCAGACATAACATCATTTATATCTAATTCTATGCTACTACTTAGTCTAAATACATCAGACATTTATTTTCCCTCCTTTCTTTTAAGAACTTATAAATGCACCTTGTTTTTTAAATTTATCTAACAATTTTTTATTCTCTAACTCTGTTTTTACATAATCTGTTTTTGTACTTGGTGCTTTTCTAGATTCTTTTATATAATCTAAATAACTCATTCCTTTACCATCGAATTGCATTAATAAATTATCAAATAAATATCTTTGATAAGTCCTAGAATCCATATATTCAATAAAGACACCTTCTATAATAGAAAGTGCCTCCTCTAAATCCATATTTGCAATATATTCGTAGCAACCATTTTTAAAAAGTATTCCTATTAGATCATTTCCTAACTTTTCTACTTGGTTGCTAAGTTGAAAAAAACCATAACAGTCTTACTTTGTGCTATCTTCTTTATCTGTTCAATAGTTTCATCTAATTCTTGTGATTCAATTTCTTTAGCTGTTTTACCATATATTTTAGCTAGACATTTATAAACTTCTTTTTCTGAATTTGGCAACGCTGTTATGAAATCATATAGAATGTTTGTACCTAATTTACTCATTTCTCTATTACATTCGATATTTACCTTTTCAAATTCTTCTTTGAAATCTTCATTTTCTATAAATATTTTTTCAGTCATTTCTTTCTTTTCATCTTCTGTTAGATTTTTATATTCTTCTAATCCTACTTCTTTAATTATTAATCTTCTTAATTCTGTAAATTTACTTTCCTTCCTATTATTCAATGCTGTTAGTATTTCTATAGCATTAGAAATATCTTCTTTTAATCCTAGCTTTTTTATTATTCTTAAAACTTCCATAGCTTCACTTGTAGTTATTTTAACTTCATTATTTTCTATCATATATATCAATCTCCTTTATTATCAAAATTTTAAAATTACTTTATTAATCTTCTAGCCTTCCTTTAACATAGAAGACTAAATTAAATAATTTAAAAAGAGACTAGATGTAAAATCTAATCTCCTTATATTACGATTCCTTCAATGTACATATTTCATATGGAACTTTATTTAAATTTTCTTTATCATAAGCACTTGCAAATTCTAACTTACAGCTACCATCATCAGAACCTTTTGTTTCTAAAGATAAGTTACTATTATACGCATTATGCAATATAATAATTTGTGCTTTTTCTGTTGCTTTATTAGTTGCTACCATTACCACATCTTTATAAGAATTAATAACTCCTTCTTCTACTTTATATACATCATATTTAGTTGAGCTATTTTCTTGTTTCTTATATAAAGAAGCTTCTAACAATTTAGAATTTGCTAATCTACCAGTTCCACTAATCTTGCCCTCAGCTCTTACAACTGTTTCATAGCCTTTTACTCTTTTTTCGTTAAATCCTGCTAATTGAGTTGAGAAAATCTCTTTTTCTTCCTCAAAATTAACCCCATCATCTGTTAAAAGTAATAAATTAGTATCTATTAACTTACTTGTAATTTCTGTATCTAACTGAGCTACATCGAAGGAATCTACTAAATATATTAATCCTGAACCAAATGTTGTATTTTTATGTACTGTTTCTGCACTCATTAAAACACTTCCTTTCTTAATATTTATAAATTTTATAACTTAAAGTAACCATCGACTGTTTATTTTCTAAATCATCAAATGTCATGAAATATACATTGCTTCTAATTACCTTAGAATTGCAATTTTTTATCCAACAGTTCTTTAATAATTTATCAACATCAACAGCCTTTGCTTGTACTTTTATTTTATTCATTAAACTACTAACTACTTCAATTTCTAGAATTATAGAATCTTTATATGCTAAATCCTCTATATTCTTCAAGCTATAATTAATGTAGATATTATTTAAATAATCTAATTCATTATCATTTTCATCTGTTGTAGGTAAATAATCCAAATAAACATTATCGCTACAACTAGAAATTACTTTATATAACTCTTCTTGTAATAATTCCATTACTTACCTACCTTTCTTAAATGTTTCTTTAATATTTCTTGTGCTTCAGAACTAAATCCTCGCATAGTTCCTCTCATCCACCCCTTAGATTTATTTCTAAATTCTGTGTAAAGTGCATAATCTAAAGAACTACCAAATGTAATAATATATTTACTTGATGTGTTAGCTTTTTTAAATGTAAGGCTTCTTCTAAGAAAACCTTCCTTAACTGGCGAATTACTTTGTAACTCTGCTGTTCCTGTAATCCCAATTTCATTAATAGCATTCTCACATGCTTCTAAAAACTGTCTTTTTATTTCATCTATGTTATTTATTAATTCTGCCATTCTACATCAACTTCCTTAACTGCATAAATAGAATAATCATCCCATTCAACTCTAACCTCTATTTCATACGCTTCATTATTGTAAATAAGAATATCTCCAACCTTACATTTAATATCTGCATATATTTCTTTAGTAGACTTTAAATCTTCTCCCCAATTTTTAACTACTTTAGCTTCTGTTAGGGGTTGTACATCTGCAAGAAATAGTTTATCTTTTTTATAGCTCTCTACTATTTGCCCTAAATTATTTTTAGCTTTTGTCTTTATAGTAGTATAAATTTCCTTATCATAAAACCACATTACTACCACCTACCAAACATAAAAATTTTTAGGCTTTGGTAATAATGATTTTACATTGTCACTTAACTTGCCTATACCTGTATTTTTATATGTAACACTTCGAGAACCTTGACTCATAGAAGATATATTAGAAGGCTGTTTTAATTTTTCCCTTTCTTCCTCTATAGCCACCATTATTGCTGATGGAAATTTCTCTTCTATATACACATCATCATATTTATCATTTTTTAAATATACTTGAATAGCTTTTACAACTATAGATTTTATTTGCTCATCTGTTAAATTCATAATCTAACCTCCTACAATTTAAAGTTAGGGTAGGAGATAACCCCTAACCCTTATATAATTCTATCCAACATTTTCTTCTTTTCTTTTTACGAAAATAGCTTCTGATTTAGTTACATCAACACCGTAAACTAATCTTCCTTGTACCGCAGATGCTCCAATAAACTTTCCTGAACCAGATAAATCTTGTAAATGGACTGGTACAGAGAACTCCATAACCCTTGAAGCAAATAATGGATGCCCTGCAATAAATTCTGTAGTAGTTTTCTTACTATCTACTATAGATGTATCCTCAAACATTGTATTTGCCGATTCAAAACAAGTAAATCCACCAATTTGCCCAAATGCACCTTCTGCTACTAATTGTTGAGATATATCTCCTTGTTTAATAAATTCTGGATCTCTTAATAATAACGATTTAGACTCTGGTGCTACAATTAACCATCTACCTTTTACAGGAACACCAGCTCTAGTCATTTTTGCACCAACCTCTAATATAGTTCCATAAATATTAGTCTTAGTTAATGCTGTCTTAACATCTAAAACAGTTGCCTTAGTTTCTAAAGCTTTAATAGAATCTTTATCTACTGTACTTGCTAATGAATATCCAGCAGAATCTAATCTATCAGCCACTATTCCATCTGGAACTGCTAATGCATCATATCCATCAATTATTTCATTAACAGCCTTATCCTTATCAATTGCTAAATCCTTATATGTAGTTGTACCTGTTTCTCCATTTATTCCATTTGCCTTGTCATAATCTTTTACATTTACTTCTCCTCTTACTGGAATTTTAACCTTACCAGCCTTTGGATCACCTTCATAAGTATTGTTAAAGATATAGTTATCTCTAGTAACTAATTCCTTTCTTAATTTTGCTAAAACCATGCTTGAATATCTTTCTTGTAATGTGTGTGCCATAACATACACTCCTTCTTTAAATTAATTATTGTGGGCATTTTATTCTTTATCCCCTATAAGTCAACCTTTTAAAAAAGGGCATAAAAAAAAGACCAAGCTATATATCATTTCAAGCTTAATCTTTAAATTATCGTGGTGTTAAATCGCTATTTCTTTCGTAGAAAGCTTTCTCTACACCTGATAATGCAATACTACCTCCACTAGTTGGTGGAATATATTCATTATTATTTAATATTTCATTAGTTTTTAAATTTATTGAGTTTTTAATAATACTATTAATTTTATCTACATTAGAATTAAATATTTCTTCATCTTCGTTAAACACAAAGTCAACCAATTCAGTACTTAATCCTTTTTCTAAAAGTGATTTAGTGTATTTACCTTTTAATTCAGATATTGTTTTTTCTTTTTCTAATGCTTCAAACTTAGCTTGTAACTCCTTTAACTGTATCGCCTCTTCACTCAATCCTTCATTAGACTTTTTCTTAAGTTCTTCATCAATTAACTTTTGTAAATTGTTACTTTTAAATGTTTCAATTCCTTTACTAACTGCTCTATCTTTCTCGCTAGCATAGTAACCTCTAATTTCCTTATTGTCAGCTATAGCCTTCTTAAAATCTTCTAATGTAATTTCGTTTACATCAAAAGGCTTAATTAAACCTTTTACTTCTTCTTGTTCCTTTAGAGTATCTAACACATCTGTTTCATCCTCTAAACCTTCTATTAACTTTAATAAATCTATTTTTTTCATATAAACTCCTTTTGCCTTTAGAGTTCTCTTCCTCTAAAGTCTATATATTATTTTCTTTTTTCCATGCTTCATAATTTTTATATGAAATATGTTCTTTAGTTTCATTATCCATACGCTTTTTAGGTTTCCATTCTTTCGAAGCTATGGAAACTAAACAACTTCTACATCCTACATGTGTTTTTTCGGGTGGTATTGGTTTATTACTATCATTTATATCATAAACATTTCCATCTAAATCCCTACATATATCACTTGTTTTTTGATCTAGTGTTGCCATAAATAATTGGTATTCTACACCATAATCCTTTGACCATTGTTCGTTCACTTCACTTTGAACTCTAGCAGTTTCATTGGTTATTAATCTTCTAGTATTAAAAGAATTCTGATTAAATCTATTCTTTACCACCTTAGAAATTTCATTTATAGAAGTTTTACCCTCTAAAAAATCCTTAATTTCTTTTTGAAGTATTTTCGATAAATCATTTTTATTGCTCCAAAGCCTATCAGAATAATTCTTGCCCTGTACAGTATCTTTAATAATCCTGTCTAGTGCTTTTGAATTAATCTTTTTTAATGTGAAATCCATACCTAGTGCAAGATTAAAACAATTCATATAAAACTTATCTTCTGCTATCTTCTTCAACAAATTGTCCATTCCTTGTTTTTCTATCTTATTTTGCTCTTTAAAAGTTTCATTTACTTCATTACCTAACCTTTCATTTAATATCTTCTTCTCTTCATTAGATAAATCCATAAATTCATTTGTAACTTTATATTCTAATATGATACTAGCTATGTTTTGTAATAACTTGTCCCTTTGCTCTTTATGTAAAGCAAATAGTTTTTTGATTTCTTTATCTGATAAATTAAAAAGTATTTCATTTATTTTTATAGTGTTATTAACAAACTCAATCTGATTCTTATTCAGCTTCATCTATTCCACCTTCTTTATCAAGATCAATAAATCCTTCCATAGACTTTTTATTTTCCTCATCTATTTTTAACTGCTCTGAAACTGGATTACTTACAGATGCTAACCAACTTCTCTTTGTCTCATTAGATACAACATCATGTGGTATTTTAGATATTCTATCTGCAATCCTATCCTCATCGACTGGAACGTTGGGAGTAAACTTAATCTCAATTAAATTGACATCATATTTCTTCCCCTTAGTCATGGCCAAGTAATTAAACATACATTGTAATCTTATTCTTAAAATATTTTCAAATGCTTTTGCATTATTGCTACATTTACTTTCTAAACTCTGTAATCTACTTCTTAATGCAACACCGGATAAATTACTTTGAAGCTTTTCATTAGAATCTATGTGTGATGTTAATACATACATTAAATCCTTAATATCATTTCGGGTATTCCTTATAAATGCATCATTAATGTTTTTTATCAACCATTCTGCATCAGTTTTACTTTCTCCCTCTCCATTAAGATACATTATTATGTTGCTTCTTAGGATAGGTTCTTTTTTCTTGCCTGTAGGATTTCCTTCTTCATCCAACTCATCCTCTAATGCAATATTAAATACTTTTAAAATAGCATTTCTTATATCCGAAACTTCGCTTGCAGAATCCCCCAAATTTGTTTCAAAAGCATCTTGGAGAGTTTTTATAGTTCTATAGATAGTTTTATCTCCTTCTATATATCCTCTATCATCATTATAGGAATTACCTCCAATCATACCAATTCCAACAGGAACTATCCCAAAGAAATGTGGTGTAGGCTTCGATATTTCTTTAAAACTAGAATCAAAATGATATATGTTGCTATTAGTATACACATCAATATATTCTTTAGTATCGAATTTCTTCTTATATATATGTAAAAAACAAACTGGATCATCATCTTCATCTAAGAACATATAACCATTCAAAGGAGTTACTGTTTTAGATTTAAACTTACCATTTTTTCTATAGTTTATTTCATAGCATACTCCATATTTTATTAATTCAATTCCTAGATTAATATCATAATCAGCTTTATATCCTGATAGTACATAATCAATATCGTTAATGACCTCTCTATTATTATCTTTAGATGTATATGTAATTTTATTTCCAAAATAATAACTAGCTTCTTCATCCACTAATTTCTGTATAAAGTTTGTTCGTGGCTTTAAATTACTTCTACCAACCATGGGTTTAAAATTAGCTAAACTATCTGTATTTCCATAATAATAAGCATTTATTTTATCATAGTATGGTAGCATTTTAGAGTAAACACCATGACATAACCTTACTAAACCAATTAAACTATTTTCATTCATATCTTCTCTCCTTTCTTATGCATATAAATCTGTTATAGAGCCTATTGTTAAAGTTCCATAACTTTTCTTTATTGTATCAAGTCTATTAACACATTCAGCAGTAATATCTATAGCATCATCATGGACAGTATACTTTTGTCCTTGGAATTCCAGTATTTGATCTCTGAATTCCTTATTATTATCTACAAATATTACTTGTCCATTATTTACTGTATCAACTATAGTACTTATTTTCTCGTCTTTATTTTTACGTTGCATCTCATTTATCCATTCATACCGCTTATTTCTAAGTTTTGGACTCTCTGCAATTAATTCTTTTATTTTAATTACATCTGTTCCTTGGAAAGTATTCTTTTCTATGTAAATATGAGTTATATCATCATAGGATTCTAATATCTTAACTACTTCTTTACAATATTGATTAAATTCAAATTTATCTAATATAAGTTTTCTCATGTATTTAAAACCATTAGACGACATTGAACCTACTACCATAGCTGTAAAGTCCGACTTTTTATTAGTAGTTGAAGCTGGATCAATGCAAAGCATAGTTTTTACAAAAATATGATTTTCAATTTCTTCCTTAGTTTGAGTCCTAACTGACTTAAACCATTTTTCGCCTATACTTGTAGCATCATTCATCAACTCACTCATAAAAGCCTGTCTATTTTCCCAATAAGGAATAGCTAAATCATCAAAACAGTTCCATTTCTCCTCCCAAAGCACCTTAAACTTCATTTCTTCCTTATGTTCTTCATAGAAGTTTTTAGCTGTTTGCTTAGGGTTTTCATCTTTATCATTAAAATAAAGCCTTTTACACTCTATCCATAAATCACTATCAAATATATCTTCTACTGTTTGATTATCTTCTAATATTATAGCTCTTTTTAATAATGTATAATAATCATTGTTTCTACTAAGCCTACTAATCAAACAATTAATATGTAATGTTGTTCCAATAGAAATAATTTTAGTTGCAGATTTTATTTTCTCACCTTTTCTGTAAACTGCCTTATCTCCAACCTGCTCTATTTCTTTAGTCCATTTGTTATAAACTTTCTCTCTAGCATCATCAGTTAAAATATTCTTCTCATCCTGGAAGTCATCTGCTATAACTACTGTTGGTCTAACTCCTTTAAAGTTTGCACCTCTTACAGAAGTTCCTGAACCAACTGCTCTTATATACATACCATTTGTAAACTCAATTTCATTTGAATTTACCGTATATCCCTTTTTCTGAATTAGCTTACCAAAGTTATCTATTATAATCTTATTCTCTGTAAATACTTTCTTTATTGTATCTACAAATTGACTAGCATCATCATCTCTTTTAGCCCCTATTAATGTAAACTTAGATTTCTTATATGCTACAAGCCAAACAGAAATAGCTAAATCAAATATAGTTGTCTTTGCATATCCTCTAGGACATATAATATTAACTTTATCTAATTCATCATTAATAAATACCTTATTGGCTAATTCCCACATTTCATAATGACCTTTACTTAACTCTCTAGCTTCATTAGTATCTTTAACAATAAATATATCTTGTAAGAAATATAAACAGAAAAATGATATATCCTTCTCACCTAATGACTTAGCCAATTTATCTAAATCTTTACTATGTGCTTTAAGAGTCTTTAATGCAATATCACTATTATAATGCTTTGTTAAGTACTTATTTAAAAGATATACCTTAAATTGTAAATTATTAAATTCTTTATTGTCGTAATAAATTATTTCATATCACCTCCTATTTTTAGACATAAAAACCTTATATTTCTTAAACTTATTGATAGTTTTTAATTTTTATTGTAAAATATTACTATCAATCACTTAAGATTGAAATAATGATAAGGGGGTATATTTTTATGGCTGAATTAATTAAACCTGGTACTGATAACAAACCAGCTGGAACATATAAAGAAGTTGGGCCACGTGGTGGAGCTGTTCCAAAGCCTAGAGTCGTAAAAATCGACCAAGGTGATAGACTTCCACCTACTCAAGAAAAAGGTCGTAAATGGGAAAAAGTTTAAATTTATTATTAATATCTCTATATTTCAATTTTCTTTTTCCATATGCAGAAGCACTTACCAAATAAATTAATTTGTATCCAAGCTTCTGCATATCTTTTCTCATTTTCTTCGTACTTAGTAATAAAATGATGCATTCCTATTCTCCTCCTTTTTATTAAATCTAAATATAATCAAAAAAGAACTAGTAAAAACTAGCTCTCTAATTGATTAACATATTTATAAAATGTACTTCTTCCTATACCTAGCATCTTAGCAAAGTTAGTAGCCGACATTTTACCATAATCACCATTTTTAAATTTTTTATATTCTTTAATAAACTCTTCTGGAACTTCTGCTGTAGGCCTTCCGATAGCTTTACCTGTTTTAGTAGATATCTTTTTACCTTCTTTATTAATTGGCATAGCTGAGATCCCTTGATTAATTCTAGCAACTGTTTTTTCTCTTTCTTGTTGAGCCATATGAGCCTTGATAGTAATTACAATATCTATAACCATATCATAAATACTATTATCATTGGCCTTATTCCAATCAGACATATAAGGCATATCTAATGCAACTACTTTAACTCCTTGTAATTTAAGCTGCTTTAATTCCATTATTACATCATCTGCATTTCTTCCAAGTCTATCTAGATCAGTGATAACTAAAATATCATCTCTTCTAAGCTTTTCTTTCAACTTAGAATATTCTGGTCTATTATCAGCTTTTATTGTTCCTGAAATTCTTTCCTCTACCATCTCATCAAATTTAAAGCTGTTATCTTTTGCATATTTTTCTAAAGTGTCCTTTTGTCTATCTGTGGTTTGCGAAGCTTTTTGTGTTGAAATTCTCATGTATCCAAATATCATGTTAATACCTCTCATTTATAAAAATATTAGAAAATTTTATGTAGGTTATCGCCCATAATCCAGCTATTCGAATTTTAGAACCTACCCCTATATATCTCTTAATATCATTATAACCCCAAATTAACATTTTGTCTATAAAAACTATATTTAATTTCATAGACATATTTAGACCTATAAATAAACCATTTAGTCTACGTCTAGGCCTTATTTGTTTACGAAATAACTGTTTATTAAACCAATTGTTTTTATAGACAGTATTATTGTAGCATTACATCCAACTCAATAACATTATCTTCTTTCACCACATCATTAATTAACTCATCAATGTCAATGTTGTCATCTTCCTTCTTATCTTGTATAGTCTGCTCTACCTTAGTTGTTGTATTACCAAGGATTCTATTTATAAGATACTCATTGGCATCCAGCCTTGTTTTTGCACTCTCATTCTTATCGTTAGCTATCTCTATGATATTATTAATGGCTACACCTAATTTTGATGTTAATAAATTATGAGCCTCTTGTATAATGCCAGTTTCAAAGGCAAGTGAACGCTTCTTCCATTCCGCCTTAAACTCCTCGTTCAGTTTCCACTTATAAATAACCCTCTCAGTACATCCGATTTTCTTAGCTATTTCCTTATTTGTCATGGTTCCAATAACCAAATTTTCAATACATTCTATCTGCTGATTAGTTAACATTTTATCACCTCCTGCTATTCATAAATTCATAAATATTTTATTTTCAAACATAAAAAAAGAACCTAGGAATAATCTAGATTCTAATTTTCTCTATTTAAGTAATTCATTTAAAATTTTAATTTTCATTTTTAACTTTATTATTTTCTTACACTCGTCTGAAAAAGCTTGTTTTATTTTCCTTATTTTTTTCTCATCCCTTTTTAAGTGGTAACCAACATACACCAATACTGCTATTACGTACCCTAATACAATGAATATTAGACCATTTATTACAACATAATCTGATATTTGCCAAAATACCCCTATAATTGCTATCATAATTGCAAATGCCAAATTAATAAAAGATTGTGCTGAGCCCTTTTCATATGTACTTCTATTTTCTATTAAATCTTCTAACTCTAATTCTACTAAATCTAACTCTTTTATAACTTCATCTTTCTGTTTATTTTTAAAGTCTGTTTTGTAAGTATCGTACTCTTGATCCAAATTTATCATAGTAATTCTCCCTATTTTTTAATACTATATACTTATTCTTCAAAATAATGGTTATTAATCTATATTATACTAAATATTTTCAAAAAAATACCATAATTACAAAAATAAAAATTTATATTATATTTTTCAATATATAATAGGCCTCCGACTCCATATTAATTCAATCCCTCAAGACTCAAATTAAAATCTCTTAGCAAAGTTGCTCTCTTAACTTTCTTTTCTTCGAAGTTATCTAATACACCCAACTCCCTATTATCAAATTTATCTAATATTTCTTTTAATTTATTCTCTTCTTTTACATCTACAGAATAAACCCTAAATCTATTTTCTCCTTCGATAATATCAACTAGTTTTATTGTTTCTAAACTCATTAATTCCATCTGCAATATATAATAAGCCTTGTGATTATCTCTTATTTTAATTTCTATCCTACTATCTTTCTTATTAAAAAAACCTAACATTTGTCCACCCCTAACCTTTCTAACTCTTTGATTATATTGTTTATATCTGCACTCTCTATGTACTCTTCAACACTTTCTAAAATAAAAGAAGCACGAATTAACGTACTTCTATCTTAGGCATGTCTATATAAATTCTAGTAAATAAATCTGCATTTTCTTGTATAAATTTAAAGTGTTCTAGTAACGCCCTAAACTCTTCAGTATTATAAGAATCTAAAAGTGCTCTTACATCACTATCTGGAGTTTCAACCTCTAAATCGCCATAGCATCCGATTTTTAATTTATATCCATCACAATCTTCTACTAATAACTCTTCATATTCTCCATCATAATCTTTTACTTCTATCTCTGTATATTTGCTATTAAGATCCCATTCAAAATCTTTATATATTACTAAATTCTCGTCAAACCCTACAATTAAATCTTTATCTGATACCTTATTTTCTATTAAAAATCTACATAATTTTTCTAACTTTTTATTCATCTTCATCAATTCCCTTCTATCTTTTAATTCCTATTTTCTTAGCTAATTTAGCCTTTTTTCTTTCTTTTATAGTTTCCTTAATTTCAAAAACTAAATTCCCTAATACAATTCCAAGTGCGACAATTGCACTTCCCCAAATAACACTAAATCCAACAATTTCATAAATATTTTTCATTTTAACCACTTCTCCTTTATTTTTTATTCTCCATCTGCATTTCTAAACTAGGCTTTGGACTAGATATTGCTGCATTAAGAAAAGCACCAACTTTCTGCGATGCCAACTGATAATTTTATAATGATCCTTCTCCTAATATTAATGGAGGTGTGCCTTAAAAGACACATTTAAACAGATAAGCTTATTTATAAAAATAAAGGAATTTAATAAAGGATGTGTTTAAAAAAAGAGCTTATCTGCTTAAACTTATCTTCTAAAAAGGGAATAGGAGGCTAAAAAGCCCCCAAAAATAGTAAGATTTGAAATTCGCCTTTTTATATTGCGTCGTAATCGAAAACGCTTAAAGATTAAACTCTTACGAGCAGATACTTTGTACCTTTAATCTCAGCAAGTTTTAATTCTGGAGGAATCGGCAAGAAATGCCCTAGACTTGCAACTAGTTTAATGCTTAAAAATTTACAAACTATACAACTATTATTTAAAGTCGAGTTATGCAACGACCTGCAACACTTTCTTTGTGTAACATAGTTACTTCTACTTTTAGAACACTGCTGCAATAGAGGAATAATGCCTCAATTCTATTCTAATTAGAACACCATTCAAGCATCACATCTCATAGCAGAAAAGGTAGTGTAGCGTTTTTAGCGAAACTACCTGTCTAAATGCAAAAAAGAACAGTATTTCTACTGCTCTTAATTAAACATCTTATGCTAATTTTTTATGATAAAACTCTATAGTAATCTTATCATCAAATTCATTTTTATATACAACAGCTAAATCAGAATTACATACTTCACATACTTTTTTACAATTGTTTATATGTTTATTAGCATCAAATTCTAACTTATTAAGAACAACTTCACCAACACCTTTTGCAAACCCATTAATTTCTAATTGATCTGCCGTTATATTTTTAAAGTCAACATTTAAAAACTTGTCTCCAGTAAATAATATGCTTCTAATCACAAAACCACCTCCTTAGATACACATTTCTACATAATTATATAAATTCCTCCTAAAAAGGTAAATTAAATTGTTCTAAATCAATTTTCATATCTTTCCAACTCTTACCTGATGGTAGATAAGCATATCCAACTGCCATTTCTTTAAGCTGCTTTCCTAAAGATATATTAGTGCCAGTCACTTTACTCAACTTCTTCCAAAGATCCTTTTGTTTAATTTCATCTAAAACAGAGCCATTTTCAGTTACATATTGCTTTACAAACTCTCTATATTTATCATTTAATTCTTGTTTAGCCCCACTTAATATTTCATCCATTTCCTTCACTAGCTCCCTTAATCTTTCTACATTAATTTCCATTCTTAACACATCACCTTTCTTAATTTATTTAGAAGCTTGTACACTTCCATGGTAGAGAAGGTAGGACAACATTTTAGTTGGACTACCTTTTTATCTCTTCACCTTCTAATGCAATAACTCTATTAATCCCTTTATTAGCATCAAAAATAATCTTATGAACAAGCCCACAACTTGGACAACATATAGTCCCACTAGGCAACAAAACAACCTTAACATTGCAATATTTACAATTATAATTATCTCTCAATCACTCTCACTCCTTTACATTAAAATATGGATTTTATTTACTTTTCTTCTACTCTAGCTTTAGCTACACAAGGCATTATTGCTGAAGTGATACATCAACGCACCCTTAGGCTTGTCAATCTTTTATTCCATTTCGCCACTATCGTGTCTCATTCCATAAAATCTTGCCATCGGCTCACCCGCCCTAGCCTTTGCTTCGGCATAATTATGCCTCGCAATAGTAACTCTACTCCAACAAAAAAAGAAGCTAGAACTTCCACTCTAACCTCTTGACTTATTCTTTTTATTTGTGTTACAATTAAAATTCGCCAAGTTTTTGGATGGCATGGTGTAACTTTTCTTCTAATCAATGCTATTATATAGTTATTTCAAAAAAACACACCTAGACACCCATTTTCTTGGCAATAACTATTCAGCTTCTGTTACAATCCAATAAACCTTCCCATACATAGGATTTTTGCTACCATCCTTTAATTTTCTATCCCAATCAGTCTCAACTATTGATATTACAAATGGAATATTATCCGCTTTCAAACCTGCATTTATTGGTTCATGTCCTTTAAGCAATTTACCATTGCGTCTTACATCTGCATTTATAGCAAGTTGTTTTTGCTCTTCTTTATATAATCTTTTACCAACAAGCCCATCTAAATAATTATATAACTCTTCATTGTTCACTTTTTTCACTTCCTTTTTAATCTCTACAGCTAAATCTTTTCTTATTTCTTGATCCTTTTTAAATATATAAGTTCCATAATTCTTACCTTTAAAAGTCTTAACTATGTATCCATTAAACAGTAAATCATTTTTGAATTTATTAAAAGTTTCTCCATCAATAGAATATCTCCCATACGGCTCCACATATTCATTGATAAATTCTTTTTTTAACTCTGATGTCAACTTAAATCCTATGTATTTATCATTTAAAGTAAATTTAAATGGTTGAATATTATATGGTAGCTTTAAAATCCCCTTTTCACACTTCCAAATTCTAATTGTATCATAATAACTTTTAATTTCATGAACCTCATTAGAGTAACCTTGTTCATCTACTATGTATTTTTCTTCAATCCATTCTATTTCCCTCTTTACTTTAAATACAAATAAATCAATATCATGTCTTACTCTATTTCTAGCTTGAGTTACTATAGTTGGATTATAAGAATCTACTATTACAGTTCTAACCATTTCATCTTTGCAATTCCAACCAGTATCATATGCTTTATTTATAATTAAAATATCCAAATCTTCGGGTAATGCCCCATCATTATTAAGTATATATTCTTTTATCGCTTCTTGATCCTCATTCATTTTTCTTTGAGTGCAAATATAATCTGCGTTATAGCCATATTTAACAAGCAATTTTTTGTATTTCTTAGCAGTTTCTATTTTGTCTGTATAAATTAAAGCCTTACCATCTAATCCTTTGAAGCATATTTTCTTAATAAAACTTACAGGATACATTGTTTTATTAATTTCATTCTCTTCGTACTGATATATATGTTCTAAGTCTTTACTATTTAAAACCTTATTGTAAGACATCCTTATATTATCATTCATTTTATCTATTCCAGCTTCTACATAATATGGGGTTGCTGATAAACAAACAAGCAAACAATTTTTACTTAACTCATATAAATTCTCTATTATATTCTTATAATTCCTATCTGCATTTACTTCCTTATCATCAAATCTATCTGAGTAGTCAAATAAATTATGAAACTCATCCATTACAAGTAAATTAATATAGCTATATATAAACTTCCTTAAATAATCCTTACTCATTATTTTAGCAAATTGTGCATATGTAACTACTGCAATTTTACCTTTTGTTTTAACCCAATTTTCAAAATCAATTATAATATCATCTTCTTTTGCTTCCTTAAAGAATTTTTTATCTAACACTTTTGTAATATCTTTATACGTAGTCAATATACTATCTTTGTTCATAATATTGTCTGTTATATATATTACTTTATTCAAGTTTTTCCCATAATTTTTATTAACTCTTACCGAATCGTATTTAGGAATTGTTTCCTCTTTTACAAAATTAAATGTATTAAAAATTAATCCATCCTCTGCAAATACATGACTTGATTTTCCACTTCCTGCATGAGAATTATTATAATTTATCATTCCATGCTCATATTTCTTCCTATACTTCAACATATAATCATTTAAATAATAACTTCCTTTCATCTACGCATTTCTCCTTTATCTTAAAATTTTATAGTTCTATTCTTCCAAGCTTCAAATAATGGCTTACTTGCTTCTTTATCAAAGACAAATACTAGTATGTCATCTGCCTCAACTCTTAAAGGTTGTAATCCATTTTTTATATATGCTTTAGCTTGTACTACGCTTACTACTCTTACTTCATTTTCTCTATTCATCAATATCATCTTCCTTCCATTCATCAATTTTTTTGGTCTTGCTATTGACCACTCATCGCAGAAAACTATAGCAAGGGCGTTTTAGCCCTGCTATGGTTATGCTACCTTCATCTTAATGTATTTATTATTTGTTATATACTTCCAATCGTATACTTTTAATACTTGTCCATCTGCTATATCTAAGCCTCTAGCAAATATAAATCCAACCTTTTTATTGCCATCAACATAAACATTGTAATTGGTATATTTACCTTCTTGCTCTTGCTTTATTAATATTTCATCTCCTACTTTTATTGAACCTTCATAACCTGTTAAAGCACCAACATTGAACTCTAATGTAGGAATTTTTTTAATATTATCTTCTTTTTGCATTTGAAGTAGATTATCTTTAGCTAAATTAGCACTTATATTCTTGTAATTTTTAAATAACCAATCAAACTCACCATTTTCATCTAATACATACTCATCGGTTTTAACACCTTCAAATGTTTTAGCTAAATGATAATAGAAATACTTAACTATAAACTCTGTAGTAACCCCTCTCTTAATTCCTTTTTTAGTCATTCTTTGATTAGCATTTAAAAAGGCATAACAAATTTGACTAGGTGTAAAATCCAACTCTTCTACAGCCTCTAATATTTCTAAAGTTATCTTAGCTGCTTCTTCTTCATTGTCACTTTTTGAAGCTTTTACATATTCTAAATGTCTTTTATAAATCTTATCTACCTCTATAACTGCTTCCTCACATTCTTCAACACCCATAACTTCTTTGAAAACTGTTAGACTGTCATTACCTTCTTTTATTAATTCTGCTAAACCTTTTATTAGATTATGGTAAATTTCATTTGATGTAATATCTAAGGCACTATTAGTAAGGGAACATCTATCCCAATCTATTTCTTCATTATCTTTCTTGAACTTTGCATGATACATAAAGCGTGGATAATTTTCTTTTTTATATTTTATTATTCTGTACATATCTTCTTGGGTAGGAACTACGCAGGTTTTGCTAGCATCTATAGCCACTTGTGACCACATTAGAGCCTCCAACATATCTCTTTCATACTTTTTAAACCCTTGCTTTATATAATCTCTTTGTTTTTCTGCTGGTAATTCTGATAGTTCTATAGCCCCCATCTTTATGAGAGTACCTACTGCTTTAGTTCTTATTTCAAGATGTTTATTTTTTAGTTGATTTGTATATAGTTCTTTGTTTGATTCATATCTTTTTAATGTAGTGTAATCTTCATCTTCTTCATAGTTGCCTTGTTTCAATCTCTTTACTTCATCTTCCCATTTCTTCTTCTGTTGCTCTAATTTTGTTATTTCTTCTTTGTATTTAGGATTCACTTCCATATACTTGTTCTTTATCTCTTTTACAGTATAATGTTCGCCATTGAATATGTAGCCTTGTTCTTGTGCTTTATTACTTAACTTTGTAGTTATATTTGATACTGCTCCTATTAAATTTCCACTAGCTTTAAGTACACATGTATATTCTTCTTCTGGTGTCCATAGACATTCATAAGTATCTCCATCATTTACAAAGTTGAAATGTAAATCTGGCTCAATTACTGCATTATAAATTGCTTCATCATACCAAATTGCATGGGCATCTCCATCTTTGTCACTACCACTGGAAATAAATGACATGTTATCTACTGTATTAAACATTATTATTTCATTAGTTAAATCGCCAAAATACTTATCAAGCACTTCATTTTCAACCAATTTTATTCTATGTACCTCACCTGCTATTGCTAGTGGATTTCTAGTCATAACAACATTTCCACTTTCTTTTGGCACATAAAATTCACCTTCTTTTAATTCTCTACTGCTTTCTAAGTCTCTTGTAACTATCCATCTTAAAAAGCAAATTGGATCATCTATTGCATATTTAAAGTTACCTTTCACATAAGGCTTAGTTATTACCTCATGGCAACTCTTTAATATATTTCTCTTTATTAAACTTCTAATAGTCTTAGACTTTACAAAATTGCTATTTACTTGTAACATTCTATGAGCCTTTGTAGAAGCTGTAACTTCATTTATGATATTACCATCTTCATCTTGCTTAATATCTGAAGCTATATCCCCCAACCATAGTTTTATATAATTTACATCTAGGCTTATAATTTTCTTTAAATACTTTATGCTATTGTTTTGAATTTCTCTTAATTCTTGAGTTGTTAATGCTAAATTGTTTAAAATTTGATAGCCAATTTTAATGTATTCTTTTAAACTTTCTTTATTTACTTTAGTTACATATAAATTGTTTAGAATACCTTTATATTTCTCATATTCACCTTCTATAACCTCTTTAACTGCATCATTTATATTTCTATCATCTGAAAGATTATCTTTACTAGCGTCCCAAATTTTAGCCCATTTAGCCATATTGGTTGTTGTAATTAGATCTACTTTAGATAAATCAATCCAACAATCGTAAATATCTTTTGCATAGAACTTCCCATTCTCTTTCTTAAAGTATTCTGTGTATTTTTTATCTTCTTTGTAGTTATCTTCAAAGAATTTTATAAAATCACACTTTACAACTAACCCTTTAACTGCTAATGGGAAATTTCTTATAATAGCAAAATCTATATTATGTTCTGATTTAATATCTTCTTGAATTTTCTTAGCCATTTTAGGACTCATAAGACCACAACCATCAAATGCTTCAAAACTTTTCTTTTCATTTAGTTGTTCTTTTAATTCACCTGTCTCTTTATCTATAGTTATGTAGTTAGAAATGTGTTCGTAAGATTGGCTAGGTAGAATTAGTAAATATGGATTGTAGTTTATTCTGTAACTACCACTTAGAGTTAAGCTTTCTCTTGAAATTACATCTTTATTTATACATATTTTATCTTTTTCTTGTAATCTCTTAACCCTTCCAAGACTTATTATATCTCTATATACTTCTTTGAACTTATCGTAGTCCTCTCTTATAAATAGGTATTCACATTTTCTTCTATTGCTAGACTTCTTCATCATACTAGGACTCGTTAAAAATGATATATATCTCTTTCCTTTTATCTCTATACCTTCCATTAACTCATCTAATGCTTTAGAAGAAACTTCTTCCTCTTTATTTTTATCTGGTAATATGTACTTGATTATTATATCTTGATTCTTTTTATCTAACTCTTTACCTTCATAACACTCTAACAATTCCCACATAAAGCTTTCTGTTAATTTAATTGTTTCCACCTTTGTTTTATTCTTTAAATATGTAACGTTGTATAATTTTTGTTTCTTCATCATAAATTCCTCCTTTTGAATAACCTTTGAATATTGTAGCAATTTATTTATTGCTTATATTAGTTAAGTCTTTACGTAGTTCCCCTGAATCCTGAAATATAAACACTAAAAACTTCTTATCTTTTCTATTGTCTTCTGTTCTAATTAATTTGTGACCTTTTCCAATTAATAAAGTAGCCACTCTCTTGCTGAATATTTTTATTTCTGTCATCTTAACACGTCCTTTCGTTTGAATTTAATTGAAGTTATTACGCTTCCGTATCAGAAAACTTAGCGAAACCGTTAGTGGAGCTAAGTTTATTACATTTAAACCCTTTATAATTTCTTTATTTTTCTAAGAAGCTTCGTCTAATATAATCTCTTTACTATAAATTTTTTCTCCAACTTTTTTCATATATATTTTTTTAATTTCTCTTATTTCAGCTACTTCTGTATTTTTTAATTTTTTATCTATTAATTCTTCAATTATATATATAGGTGTTGCAGATCCTATTCGAAAAACAAAAGCTTCTATATCCATTATTTTAACTTCTTTATCATTGCTCTTAACTATATATTTAGACCTAGATTCTATAGCTTTGTAAATGTCAATATATTTTTGTATAAAAAGTGGAAAATAATTATGTACAATAATTAGAATTTACATCTTAGTCAAAGAGCTTTCTAAATGTTCTAAT